GACACGATAAAAATGAAAGAAAAACTTCATGCTGAAATTGATAGTAAAAGAAGTCACTATGGAGTAACATACTCTTTACCCTCAGATGGTAATTGGATAACAACTGATACATATGTTACAGCATTTATGCGAAAATATTTTAAAGAACATATAAAAGAAAAACCCTATTTGTGGAAAGAAAAACAAAAAACATTTGAAGAAGGTTTTTTGATGTTAACTACTCCTAAATTATATACACGTGTGATTAGTAATAATAACAACATTATGTGTGCATCAATATATAATGATAGAAGAATATTCCATGAAGTCTTAAAAATGAAAAATCATTATTTAATAAGTGATATAATGAATAGTCCAATTCAAAGATCGATCATAAATAAGTTTGAGCATGAATTTACTACACCAAGTAATGATGTATTAGCGGCTAGTTATGATACATTATATGCCGCAACATATGATGCAACACATGACAGAGATTTAGGACAACATATATGAGAGCATTTGAATTTTTAAGTGAAGGCTTTGCAGGGATACCTGACTACAAAACTATGCCTGCTTATAAACTTAAAAGAGCATCAAAAGGAAAACACAAATTCTTTTTGCCTACAGATACTCCTGTACCCGCAGGTGTATTAGCATTAGATGAATACAAATTAGATAATGAAAAGGGATTAGGTGTTGTACCAAACAACATGGGAGGCAATCCAGATTACTTCGGCATACGTGTAATGATGAAGCCTTCTACATTTCATAAATTAGCATTACCATTACCAAAAGAAAATCGTAGTGATGGATATAAAGATTTAGTTAACAAAGTAGCAAATGACGTACCTATTGCAAGTCCTTTTCTTAGTATAACAATACCTGATGAATGGGAAGATGGTGATACAAGTCGTCCTGCTAAAGTTAATGGTCATGAAGGTAGACATAGAATGCATGCCGTAAAAGATGTAGACGGAGACGTTCCCGTAGAAGTTCATATATGGGGAAAGTTTGAAAGATCAGAAATGCGTAGGCGTCATCTCACAGATGAGATGATAAAAGAAATTCTTAAAGGTCTGATTGACGAAAAAGGCGATGCTTATATTACAGACATTGGAACATGAAGTCAAAAGGTCACATGATTATTTTAGGTGGATCCTTCGATAGACACGATTCCGCTGACGTTATTCAAAGTGCTAGTGATGATTTGAACTCGTCAGTGTGGCCAAGTGTCAAAAGAGCCCACGGCGCACATCGCATTGCTTCATATCTAAGAAACGAAGGTTATGATGTCGAAGTCTTAGACTTTTGGCCAGCCTGGACTCCAATACAAATACTAAAATTTTTTCATCAAAGAGTAAGAGAAGATACGTTATGCGTTGGTCTTTCTGTTTTGTTTCCGTTAAGTTATGGTATTATGGGAAAAGACAAAAAAGCAACCGCAAAAGTAACGGAAATGTTACAAACTATAAAAAGACTCAAAGAACTATATCCCCAGTTACCGTTTGTGGGAGGATCTCACAACATGTCAGCATTAATAGATTATGATTTAGATTATTATGTGACAGGTTACGGAGAATATGCAATTACTGAATTATTAAAATACTTTAAAAAAGAATTCAATATGTTGCAGATGACAAAACAATTATATAGAGGCGTAACAATTAATGTGATAGAAGCCACAAAAGATTATCCTGCCTACCCTATGCCCAAGGCCAACGTTTCATATGAAGATAGAGACTATATACAACCTCAAGAAGTATTGTCATTAGAATTATCTCGCGGGTGTAAGTTTAAATGCAAGTTCTGTTCATTTCCTGTCTTAGGAGTTAGGGGAGATTTTAGTAGATGTATTGATAGTCTTAGAGAAGAACTCATTGAAAATTATGAACGTTGGGGAATTGAAATTTATTCAGTCAATGATGAAACTATTAATGACTCGCCAGAAAAATTAGCAAAGTATGCAAAACTTATAAAAACTTTACCTTTCAAGTTAAAGTTAGGAGGTTTTATGAGAGCAGACTTAATGGTAGCACACCCGGAGACTTGGCAAGATATTTGGGATATGGGTTTACATACACATTATTATGGATTAGAAACATTAAATCGACAAGCAGGTGCTTATGTAGGCAAAGGCATGAAGCCCGAAGTATTAAAAGAAGGCATGATCAAAATGCAACAATGGTTTAAAGACAGAGGTCCTTATCGTTGTCAAACATCTATGATTATTGGCTTACCGGGAGAAACAAGAGAAACGTTTTTTGAAGGACTAAATTGGGTAAAAGAAAACTTAGATATAGGTGCATATTCAATATCACCATTGTACATTGCAGGTGGAACAATTACAAATATGTTATCTGTTCAGAATTCAGTATTTGAAAAAACATGGAGAGAAGAAGGCGTCATTACAGAGACTACCAACGAAGAAATGGGAGTTGACTTTTCTGAGTTAGATGAAGAAACAGCACATTTTGCATTACCATTGAACGGAAATGCATATTTAAAATGGCAACATGATACTATGAATATTTGGGAAGCATTTAAAATATTTGAAGAAGTTGTACATGATGATGAACTTAAACAAGACATTGGTCCTGGTGTGTTTTATTATCACAGATATCTCTCTACAAATAAATATACAATAGACGACATATATAATAAGAATATTGAGCCTTATGGTAATGATGATTTAGATAGACAAGAGGCTTTTATCAATAAGTACATCGAAAAGAAACTAAGCACATAAGAGATAAATACTACTATGGACAAATACAAAACTACATCAGGACTAAACTATTTGAGTGAAAATTCATATAAGGGAGACGGTTCTCCGGGCATGGTAATGGGTATTGCAAGTGATGCACGTGGCGACACTAATACTAACGAAGCACAGAAGCCAACTACTAGCAGTAAGCACAGTACTGAAAGAGAACTAAAGAAATACGATCCAGCACACGGTCATTCAAAACCGGAAGGGGGCAATCCTAATGTATGTCCTAATTGTAAAGGAGAAGGTTGTGAGCCTTGTGGAGACACAGGAGAAGTCATTAGCAAAAAACGTAATGATCCTAAAGTCGATGAAGCATTAGATGATATTAAAAGATTATCTGGACTAACAGAAGCATTTGCTTGGGACGAAATTGACGAAGCAAAACGTAAGAAACGCAAAGAACGTCATGACCTTGATGACGATGATGAAGAAGAAAAGCCAGAAGATCCTGAAAAAGATAAAGTTCAACATATTCTTATGCAATTAAGAAAAGCAAAAGATGTCGACGGCGATCATCCAATCAAATTCTTAGACGGTTCAGAAGTTATACTACCAATAAAAGATATCGATGAGTTTATGCAAATGTATATGAACGTCAAGCCACAAGATAGAGAAAGATTACAACAAGTGGCTATTATGAGTAAAGATAAGTTTGATAAACTGTTAACATTCTTCACACCTAAACATGGTAAAATGGAAAAAAGCATTTACGAAGATGAAGAAATGATTTCTGAATCACAGTTCGATGAAGCCGCAGGCGAGAAAGATGCATGTTATCACAAAGTAAAAAGCAGATACAAAGTATGGCCTAGTGCATATGCTAGTGGTGCTTTAGTTAAATGTCGCAAAGTTGGTGCATCCAACTGGGGCACTGGTGGTAAGAAGAAAAAATAATGCGAGCCATTGAATTTATTTCAGAAGATTTACGTGCATGGTTTGGTAAAGGCAAGAAAGGCGGAGCCGGTGGCGGCGGCTGGGATCGTTACAATACTAAAGGAGAACGTGTAGGTAAGTGCGGTGATGGTAAAGGCAAAGGCAAACCTAAGTGTTTATCAAAAAGTAAAGCCGCAAGTCTACGTAACTCTGGTGGCAAGAAAGCAATTGGTAATGCCGTAAAGAGAAAGAAAAAAGCAGATCCTAATAAGAATCGTAAAGGAAAGGCTAAGAACGTCAGTAACAAGCCGAAGAAATAACATGAGAGCATCCGAAGTTGTAAAGCCTTATCACTTATATGCCGCTACTGTGTTTGTACAACAGCCGGGCTACACTGGTAACATGGACTTTACTGTTTCAGCACAGACTCATTTTGAAGCAAGACAATTAATGAAAAAGATGTATAATATTCCTGACTATAGAATAGGAAGTTTACGTTTAGTTAAACGAGGTTAAGCAGGCTTAACAAACACAAAATACTTTCTATCGTTAGCATCTTGTTTGAACGTTTCTAGTTCTAATCCAAACTCTTTAGCAAAGTTGTGAGCAACTTCAAAACTCCACTCAAAGACTTCTACCCAAGGCCCGTTCTTATGTTGAATACCAGGATTGACTCTAAAGAACATCTTACCACCTTTAGCAAGTAGTTTGTTACAGTTTGCTAGTCGGACTCTGATATCTTCAAGTGAGTTAAAGTTAATAGAGCCTAATGCTATGATTGCATCAAAGTGTTCGTCAACGTTTGCGTACTCTAAGATGTCTACTTGATAGTCTGACATGTTGTTGTAAGGGTCAATGCCAGTCAAGTTTGGAATACGTTCTTTAAACTGATTGTACCCACACCCTACATCTAATACTGCTTTAGGATTTAATTTCTTAACTTCATCAACTAATGCCCAGCCTGTGTAACTATACATTTCTGTCTGTGGCTTCCAAATCTCACCGAAGAACATACTAGAGTATTTGATATCTAATTGATCTACTACAGATGCTATTGTGCCTTCCCATCTGATCTTTGCATCTAACTCCATTGTTTCTAAAATGTCTTCTTTAAACTTTTCAAATTTAACAGGAGTTATTCCCATTTCTTCAAATGTTGTTTGCTCATTAAGATTTGATGTTACGTCTTCATACTTAGGTAAGTTTAACGCCTCTTCTAAATTGTCTATTACAAGTTTAAAAATTTTGCTGTTCATAATTTTTTTCTGCCTTAAGATGTAAAATGTATAAATATCTTTGAATTTCTACTATTATTTATAATTTTTTGCGAAGTGCGTATATTTTTACAAAAAATAGAGATAAATACTATTGATATATCAAATAGAATCTTATAAGGAGAGTAATATGAAATCAAGTAAAGAATTTGTTGCTGATATTGCCAAAGGCAATGAAGCATTATTCAAAGCAAGTCAGTTAAATGTTGCAGATTACTTTAATGATATGCCTGATCAAGAGGCTTTAGTAGAGCATTTTGTTGGTCGTATGGTTAATGAAAGAATGAACATGGTAGAGATTAGCAATAGTATTGCTTCTATGCCCGCTGATGCAGATCCAGTTGAACTACAAAACTTATCTAAACAAGCATATGATGAAGCAATTCATTTTCGTTTAGTTAAAGAAGTTATCGAACACATCACTGGTGAAGAAGTCGATGTTGCAAAAGCAATTGCAGACGAAGAAGCAAAACCTACTGCTAAAGGCGCAAGTCTTTTAGAAAAGTATGATGCTGATTCAGACCCAGCCGCTCTTGCCGCTTATCAGTTAGTCGCAGAAGGACGTGCAGAAGCAGTTTGGAACACAATGGCAGACGTAATCGAAGATGAGTTTATCTCAACTCGTTATGCTAAAATTGCTAAAGACGAAGGCTTTCACAGCACAATCGGTGCAATGAAACTAGAAACTCTAGTTGGTGATGCTGAAACTCAAGCACGTGTTGAAGAACTTGTTTCTAACATGCGTAAAGACTTGTATGAAATCTCATGCAAAAACACTAGCCACAATGCAGAAGGTCAAAAATTAGTATCAGAAGCATACGGTTGGTAAGAAGACTTATGTAATGAAGATCGGTCTTACACAGAGGATTTTACATTACAACAACACGGCGTATGATTGCTTAGAACATGGTTGGTACAGCCTACTAAGTGATCATACGTTTTTTTATATCCCTAATATCATTGAACAAGACTATAAAAAGTTAGTCAGTGATTTAGATATGATTATCTTTACTGGTGGAGACGCCAGTCCTCACAGAGTTCTAGTAGAGACAAAAGTATTAACGCAATGTTATATACAAGACAAGCCTGTACTAGGTGTTTGTCACGGAGCATTCTTTATAAACGAATTAGAGCAAGGTGTTAACAGCACAATAGAGAATCATTACAACACTACTCACAAAGTAATTTTAGAAGACCAAGAATACGAAGTAAATAGTTTTCATATGAATCAAATTAAAGAAGTTGGTGCAGACTTAAATGCGATTGCTCATGCAGACGATGGTAGCATCGAAGCATTTAAACATAAAAACAGACAAGTTTGGGGAATAGTTTGGCATCCTGAAAGAATGGAAGAAGCAGTATTACCCACAGACCTTAGGAGTTTAATACAATGAAAGGCATGACAAACGTTTTTGGAGAGTTAGACATAAAAGATCGTTGGAATCTCAAAATCATCAAAGTAGAATCACACGAAGTTAAAAGTTATACACCAATCGGTATGGCATATGTTATGATGAGAAATGCTAGTTTTGAAAGCAAAGACATCTCATTATCATACAAGTATGGATGTGTCAATACAAGAGATACTTTTACTATAGAATGTGAAGAAGATAGTTCTGCATGTATCGTTGATTTTCCTGGACTTAGTTTATTAGAAACTCGCATCTTTATACAAGAATGTTTAGACATGGGCAATTTAAGTTACATGGACGGTGGTACAAACACTACTGCAATCAATCCAGGAAGACTAGGTGACCCAGTTATTAACTATGTGCATTTCCCTGCTCATATGTATCAAACATTACACACGCATCCTTCTCACAGAGTTGGACTAGTCATTAGAGGCAACGGCAAGATAGAATTAGACAACAAAGAATACTATGATGTCAATGAAGGAGAGATATTCTTTATGCGTAGAAACTGTTTACATAACTTTATCTGTGAAGATGAAGATGTAGTTGTCTTTGTATGGTCTCCTGACAGTGGCACAGGTCCTACAGACGAAGTTAATCCATTAAAGATCAGGACTTATGTTGGACAGCAAAGATATCACAAGTAAAAAACTCTTAATCATTACAGGACCTCAAGGCTCTGGTAATCATCTATTCAGTAGACTGTTTAGTTTACATGATGATGTTGGTGGTTGGAAAGAATTAAACGATCAGTATTGGATACCCAGTGATGAAGAAACATTTGCTGAGTATTGGGTGCATCCAGAGAAACTAAAAGACTTTGACTTCAGTGAACATGACTATTGGGTAGCAAACGTCAGTTGTCCGTTCATGTATGATGGTGTACGTTATGTTCCTATGATCAAAGAGTTTGCAGATGAATGTAAACAACTAGGTATTGACGTTACTATCGGTATCATTGTGAGAGATAAGAACATCAACGAAGCACAACAACTCAGAGTTAGAAAAGAAGTCACTATGCCTATAGCACTTGACTATTACTATGACAATCTGTTAGAATATAACACGCATTTCTTAGACCACGAAGCATTCTTCTTACACAAGTCTCATTATTTAAAGTATATTAGCAAAGTGTTAGACTTTCCAATTGCATATGACAATCCAAACATAATGAAGTTCATTGATGAAGATGCAAATCACAAGTATGTCAAGTATGTAGATCAATATTGGCTTGACAAAGAAGTGTTAGACGGTATTAGAACAAAGAAAGAGAGAAATATATGAAGTATATATTTGTAGCAGGCGCTCCAGGATCTAAATGGAGTAGTGTCTGTAAAAACATTTACTACAGTGATTCAATAGATCAAACTGATGCTAGTGAAGACAGAGAATACTGGCATGATGCTAGTGGACAATTAGACTTAATGCATATCGGTGCATATTTTGATCCAGGCATGGAGTTTGGAGATTTCTTTGACAATATTAACAAGTACACAAAAGAAGAATGTGAAGTAGAGTTTGATAGACCTTTCTCAGGCGAAGGTGTACGTATTATTAAGAGTCATGTGTTCGCACATCACATAGACTTTTTAAAAGATAACTGGCCCGACTGTCCTATTGTTTTAGTTCACAGAGATAATGACGCATGTATAGGTTGGTGGGTAAGATGTGGACACTTTGATATTACATACCCTTTGTATCATAAATATTATGTGAACTTAAAAGAAATGAGTAAGATTATAGATGATCAAAACAGAGATATCGTCAATGCATGGAAAAGATATGGTGGTATTAGTCCTAGAGACAACAGAGATTTAGCAGATATATTAAAAATCAATCAACCATCAGAAGAATATGAACAAGACTACAATCTGAAAGATATCGGAGTAAAGGTAATATGACACAAAGCAGTTGGGAACAGTTAAAACTTAGAAGTAATTATCATTTTGATCCTAAGATGATGCACCCTTTATATGATACAGTAGATAGAGTAGGAGAGTTAGACTTAAGTAGTATTCCGCAAGAAGAATTAGACAAAGTAGTTAAAGAATCTAAAGAAGCAACTTGGCGTACAAGAGGCAATCCTAAGAAAGAATCTAAAGTCAGAGGCGAAGATGAATTTATACAAGAAGATTATGACTTAGAAAAGACAGGCTATGGTGTTGATTACGTTGTCAGCAATCTTAATTGGGAAGTTCCTGCTAACCTACAAGCAATAGCGGATGCATTTGGATTAGATGATATGATGACTAGAGTTCATGTACAGAATCCAGGTCAAGTATGGAACTTGCATATGGATAAGTTAGAGAAATGGAACTTTGAAGATCCAAGTACTGTAGAAAGATATATGATTCAACTATGTGACTGGCAACCTGGTCAGTGGTTCTCTTATGGTAACTATACACATGAGCATTGGAATGCAGGTGATGTTACTACATTTAGATGGCAAGATGTTCCTCACTCTACTGCAAACGCAGGACATCATCCTCGCATAACATTACAAGTTACAGGTGTTCGTACTGAAAAATCTAAAGAATTTATACGATTGCTAAGAAAAGGAGAGTTATAACAACTCCTTTAGCAAATGCTACCCAAAGTAGGGCATAATCAGACAGATTAAACTTTCGTTGTACTGCCCATACTGCTTCTTTATGTCTTGTTAGTAAATGATTCATAGTTCTTCCCTCTTATCAACGTCTTTACAGATTTCTTTTGCAAGATCACTACCTGTTGTTACAAATATAAACGGAAAAAATGCATGTATTATCACTGCAAGTCCCGTCAATAACATACTTAGTCCGTAATATAACGCACAACTTAAATGTTCCATGTATGTTTCACCTAAAGAGTGCGGATGTTCTGTAAATTTTCGAGTAAGTTTATTGAAAAATGTGATGATTTTGCTCACCGTATATTTTGATATACTTGCCAGCAACTTCATCGGCTTCCATTTCAATTGGAGATCCGGGATAACTAGACCCGGGTGTAATCATGCCTTTTTCACCTTGTCTAATATGTACTAATTCATGGAATACTGTTCTAAGAATATCAACTAAATTTCTGTTTCCATAGACCCAAATTTCATCTGATCCTAATTCGTGTCTACCTGTGTGATGACCGTCTTGTGCTTCTTTTGTATCATAACTCAAACATACTTTGGGCATATTTTCTACTTTTAAAACATCTCCCATCCAGTGAGCGCCTTTTGTTACTTCATCTTGTATGTTTAAGCCATCATCAAACATTTCATCAGATGCAGTTAATTGTTCTCTTGCTTTATGGGCTTGTTTAGCGGCGTCTTTGGCATTACGATAAATTTTACCTTTTTCGTCTACGTTGTATTGATCACTCTTAATCTTGGGAAGTCTATTTTCCAAGTCTTTAAGCGGTGATTCATTGATAAATTGATGTGCCCTCATAGTATTATTTATCATAAAATGCTTTTGGGAAATGTTTTGCTTGACTTGTATCGCATTAAATATTACAATAGAAACATGATATTACCTGAATCCGACAAAGCATTACACATCATCTGGGAACTAGAGTACGAGATGCTTAATGAACGTAACTGCGGTTACACGGGTTCTGATATGAAGAAACGTCTATGGGAGATTAAAATGAGAGTGGATAAAGCAATTGCAAAGGCTCCTACATATCATGGTGATCCAAACTACGAACAAGAATATCTTGTAGAAAAAATTAAAGGCAACGTATGAAGTTAGGCATTATTGGTACTGGGTTTGTAGGCTCAGCAGTTCAAAGTGGCTTTGTCACAGATACTGAACAATTTATAGTAGACCCAAAATATACAGATAATACAATAGAAGACTTAGTTAATTGGGACGCAGAGATTACATTTGTATGTGTTCCGACTCCTCAACAAGAGACACACTTAGATGTAGATACTTACATAGCACGTGAAGTATTACGAGAGTTAGATCAGTTAGAATACAAAGGTGTCGTAGTAGTCAAATCAACTATCACTCCGCATCATTTAAAGCAGTTTAAGACACTTTTTAGCACATTACGACTAGTATATAACCCTGAGTTTTTAACTGAAGCAAACAGTTTACAGGACTTCATTAATCCAAACATGCAAATATTAGGTGGGGAGTTACATGATTGTATAGAAGTAGAACAAGCATACATTCATCATAGCAAAGTTAAAATCGTACCCACATTCAAAACAGACTTGACATCAGCAAGTCTAATCAAATACACAATTAACAGTTGGTTAGCAACGAAAGTATCATTCTTTAATGAGTTATTTCATTTGCACCAATCAAGTGATGCTGAAACATCATGGGAACAATTCACAGATATGCTGAAACGAGATCCAAGAGTTGGTGACAGTCATATGCAAGTACCAGGACCAGACGGACAGTTTGGATTTGGTGGACATTGTTTGCCCAAAGATACAAAAGCATTACTATACTATTCTAAAGTAGAGGGGGCACCACTCACTCTATTAGAAAAAATCATCACGCAAAACGATGATGACAGAAACGGGTAATGTCACCCAATAAAATGCTTGACAGTATGCAGTTAATCCTGTATACTATGCATATAGATTTACATTCAATCACAGGAGATAATAATGGCAGGTAAATACTTTAATCCAGAGCAAGTTAATAAGATGAAGCAACTTGTAAATGAAGGCATGGCAGTAATGCAAGAAGTCGAAACACTTAATGGTGGACTGACTGATACTGTAAAAGCAATAGCAGAAGAACTTGAGATCAAGCCTTCTATTCTAAAGAAAGCAATCAGAATTGCATACAAAAGCAAACTAACTGATACAAATGCTGACCACGAAGAACTAAACGATATATTGGAGACTGTAGGCAGAACTCTTTAATGTCATATGTCGATGCAATACATGATAAGTCTGCGGAAAGAATTCATGTCGTAGAACGTAGTCCTGCAGGTGAACGGATATTTAAAGAATATCCTACTAACTATGTTATGTACTATGAAGACAGCAAAGGTAAGCATCGTTCATTGTATGGAACTCCTGTCAAAAAGTTTTCGTCACGTAAACAAGCAGAATGGGAGAAAGAGAAACGCATCCACGGTAAGAAACGTCTGTTTGAAGCAGACATTCCGATCGTCTTTAGATGTCTCAGTGAGAACTATCTAAAGGTTGATGCTCCCAAACTGCATACGTGTTTCTTTGATATTGAGGTAGACTTTGATCCTAGTAGAGGATTCTCTCCTCCAAGTGATCCCTTTAATCCTGTAACTGCTGTAAGTTTATACTTAGACTGGCTTGATCAATTAGTCTGTCTAGCAGTTCCCCCTAAGCATATGACATATGAGACTGCACAAGAAGCAATTGCAGAGTTCCCTGATACAATGTTGTTTAGAACAGAGAAAGAATTGTTCGATGCATTCTTCTCATTGATTGAAGATGCAGATGTGTTGTCGGGTTGGAACTCAGAAGGATATGATATTCCTTATATGGTCAATCGTGTTACACGTGTTATGTCTAAAGATGACACTCGTAGATTTTGTTTGCTTGGACAGTATCCTAAGAAACGTAAGTATGAACGATTTGGTAAAGAAGAAGAAACGTTTGACTTAGTTGGTCGTATTCACTTAGACTATCTACAACTTTATAAGAAGTATAACTACGAATCTCGTCACAGTTATAAACTAGATGCGATTGGTGAAATGGAAGTTGGTGAAAAGAAGACTGAGTACGAAGGATCACTGGATCAACTATATAACAAAGATTTTAAAAAGTTCATTGAATATAACAGACAGGATACATTACTACTTAAGAAACTAGATAATAAGTTGCAGTTTTTAGAACTTGCTAATCAACTGGCGCATGAGAATACTGTATTGCTTCCAACTGTTATGGGCTCAGTTGCTATGATTGAAATGGCTGTGATGAATGAAGCACATGAACGTGGTGTAGTTGTACCCAACAAGATAAGATCAAATCTCAATACAGTTAGTGAAGGTCAAGCGGCAGGTGCTTATGTGATGAATCCTAAGAAAGGACTGCATGAGTGGATAGGCTCTATCGATATCAACTCACTATATCCTTCAACGATTCGTGCATTGAACATGGCTCCAGAGACTATTGTAGGTCAAGTAAGACAAACGTTGACTAATAAGTATATGGAAGAGAGAGGTCTTGAACTAGCAAAGAAAAAGCCTAGATATAAAGAAGGAGATGCTCCAGTTGAAGGTCCCGTCTTATGGGAAGGTCTGTTTAGTTCATTAGAGTATACTGCTATTCAGAATCAGGAACGTGGCACAATGCTAACAATCGATTATGAAGATGGCAGAGAAGAAGAAATGAGTGCCGCACAAGCATGGAAGATGATTTATGATTCTAACAATCCTTACATTCTTAGTGCTAATGGTACAATCTTTAGATCCGATCAAGAGGGTGTGATTCCTGGATTGTTATCTAAATGGTATTCTGATCGTAAAGTGATGCAGAAGAAACTTAGAGAATCTACTACAAAGACAGATATAGACTACTGGGACAAGAGACAGTTAGTTCGTAAGATTCTACTTAACTCAGCATATGGTGCACTTTTGAATGAGCATTGTCGTTTCTATGATAAACGCATAGGACAAAGCACAACGTTGACAGGTCGTTCAATCACTAAACATATGTCAGCATTTACTAATGAGATAATGACTGGCGTATATGATCATACTGGTGACTCAATGATTTATGGTGATACTGACTCTTGTTACTTTAGTGCATGGCCCATGCTTAAAGATGATCTTCCAGCAGACATGTCATTAGAAGACAAGAAGCAAACGTTTATCGACTTATATGAAAGTATGTCTGATCAATGTAACGTATCGTTCCCGGGCTTTATGGAAAAAGCATTTCATTGTCCACGTGATAAAGGACTAATCATTAAAGGTGGTAGAGAAGTATGTGGTGACAGAGGATTGTTTATCACTAAGAAAAGATATGCAATCAATATCTATGATGCAGAGAACAAACGTACTGATACAAACGGTGCAATGAAAGTCAAAGCAATGGGCTTAGATTTAAAGAGAGCAGATACTCCTGCATATGTACAAGACTTTTTAATGGAAGTCTTAGAAATGACACTATCAGGTAAACAACGTGATGAAATTATTGAAAAGATTAAAGAGTTTAAGATCATATTAGGTAAACAGGATTCATGGACAAAAGGTTCCCCTAAAGGTGTAAACAAACTGACTTCTTATACAATGCTTGAAAAGAATTCTAAGACTGGTAGAGCAAACATGCCGGGACATGTCAGAGCGGCAATGAACTGGAACACACTCAAACGTGTACATGGAGATAACTACTCAATGGAGATCATGGATGGCTTTAAAGTTGTCGTATGCAAACTAAAGTCTAATGCAATGGGTTATACAAGTATCGCATATCCAACTGATCAACTCAGACTTCCTGAATGGTTCAGAGACTTGCCATTCGATGACAATCTGATGGAGTCTACACTTGTAGATGAAAAGATCAGCAACTTGTTAGGAGTTCTTAAGTGGGACTTACGAGCAAACACAGACACTAATTCAACATTTGATGAGTTGTTTAGTTTCGGGTAAACGCAATGACCAAAGTACTTGCATTACACAATAAATCCAGATATAATACACAGTATATCTACCTAAATACATTACGAGGAGTATAAATGAAAGATAATTTATTAGACATCATCGGTTACACGCACAGTCTAGGCATCATTGATCTTGTTAAGATCGTGGGAACTGATACTGAAACAGAAGTCCATGCTATTGCAGAAGACAAATCTGTTATTGTTACAGGCAAAACTAAAGTGCCAGTTACAGATTTTTCAGGAACATTCGGTATGCCGAATCTGACTAAACTAAAAACTATTTTAGGTTTTGATGTCTATAATGATGATAGTGCTGAAATTTCTATGACTAAAGCAAACAAAGATGGCAACGAAGTGCCGAGTGCTATTCACTTTGCAACTAAGCAAGGCGACTTTATCAACGACTATCGTTTGATGTCACAAGCCATCATCGAAGAAAAAGTTAGAAATGTCACTTTTAAAGGCGCCACTTGGGACGTAGAATTTGAGCCTACAATCGCAGGCATTATGCGTCTAAAAATGCAGGCATCTGCTAACTCTGAAGAATTGAACTTCACTACTAAAACAGAAGACGGCGATCTTAAAATCTT